TTGTTCAAGCTGTCTCAGGTAACTGGGGCAGTTTCTGGGCTTTGTTGGATAGTGACGGATGCTTATTCTCTGCCTTTTGTTGGAACTGCTACAGGTCAGTTGACAGCTATTTTAGATCGGGGAGTCAAAGCTCTTCGAATTTTTAGAGTGGTTGAAGCTGAATCTGAAGGTGACAAAGAAGAAAGTACCTGGTATCTCTATTTGACAGGGTTCATAGTTCTTCTGGTAGTGTTTTTGTATTACCAATATTCTCAAACAAATAAGGAAAAAATTCCAAAAAAAAAATTTGTGAAAGAGCAAGGTGGTGCGAAGAAAGGTTCGAATGTCAAAAAGACAAAAAAATCGAATTATAACACGAAAAATGCCAGAAAAAGACTTGAATCGTGGTGGTTGAGATATATGGGGAATAAGGATTCCATAGAAGTCCTAGATCGAAAAGATGGGGCAGTTATGGAACTCACCAAAGCAGAATTTTTTGACAACATAAATATGATGGGTCATCGTTATGAATTTGACCCAGGTTATGATGGCAGTGAAATAGACGCTTGGGTAAATTATGAGAAAGAGACAGGTTCTGATGTTGACTCTAATGATGCTGGGGTTGAAGATTGGTTCAAAGAGCGTGAAGAAAAACATGCTGAACAGGAATTTTACAACTTTTATGATCCTACTGAAGGGTTGGATTATCCAGTAATTCAGAGTAAAAGATGTCGTTTTTTCAAGAAAGGTGAGTGTAAGTTCGGTGCTAAATGTAAGTTCAAGCACGAGCAAGGTAATGATAACATGGGTAAACGTAAGAAACCAGATTACACTAAGAGGAATCGTAAAACGTTTTCTAAGTTTGATTTGGGTTCTGATTCTGTGGGATCTTTTAACCTTAAACCTCAGTCCCGAGTTGATAATATCTCAAAGACTATGAAAAGTATGGGATTTGTTTCTCAGGACGGTGAATTTCTTGGAAATTGCTTTTTAATGGCAGGTACTGTTGTTACCTCCTGGCATGTTGTGGAACCACTAAGTAAGTTTGAAATGAACTTTCCACGCATGCAGTATAAGCTCATGTTCGATGGGACAGAGAATAGCCAATTGTGGTTGGCGACTCGCGATGGTGATATAGCCATTTTTCGAATAGGGAAAAAACAACAACCACCGGGGCTCAAAGATAGTGAGAAACTAAAACGTTGTGAAGCTGCCAAAGTTGCAAAAGGCGCTGAAGTGCAAATTATGCACTACAACGATGTCCAGAGTTCGATGCCCGTTGCGGGGTTCACTACTGGCAGAGTTTGTGATTACTTCAAAGAAGGAGAAGTCATGCAAGTTTCTTATATCTTTGAGAATACCGAGAAGTCTACCAAAGCGGGTGATTCAGGAAGTATGGTCATCTGTGATGGAAAAATTCTCGGCGTACATCGTGCGGGCGGCGGCAGTGCGGGACAGTGTTCCTACATTTCTGATGCAACCATTGCGGTAGCATCAGCTGCTGCTTTCCCGGGAAACGAGTAAGTCCGGTCCATTTTGCCCCCTCCATAGGATATAAGCAAAGAGTAATTAGGGGTGGGGCTAATGGACCGGACGTAGTGGCGGGAGGGTGGTTTAAAGAAAATCATCCCGCCTTGTACAATAATACTGTAAATAATTTTGTGAGACTAACGGTTGGTCGTGATTCAACTCACGATATGCAACTTCAATTGAGTCAACCTAATGAACCAGATACCGCCTATCAAAATGACATATATGATATCGCAGAGGAAGTTAAAGACTTTTTGCGACCATTGTGCCAAGGGCGACCTGTTAATATGGAAATGGCTTTAGTTGGCGTTAAAAAACAATCATCTGGAGGTTTTGGTTTTACGGGGACGAAAGGACAAGTTCTTGATGATCTGAAGCAAAAAATTCAGTTGGAGGAAAACGTTCGTGCGTATTTCGATCCTGAAAAATATCAAGATGTTGAATGTGTTCTTACTTTGTCTGAAAAAGATGAAGTCCTTGAAAACGACAAAGCTGCGTCAAAAAGCAGATTGTTCACCTTTGCTCCATTCCATCACTACATAGCAATGGCAATGCTCCTTACAGAGCAATTCGATAATCAAATCGACCATGTAAAAAGCATGTTTGTGAAAATTGGGATGAGTAAGTTTAAAGGAGAATTGTTAGATCTGTTGAAAAGTTTTGGTAGCAGTTACTGGGAATGTTGGGACATTGCTGGAATGGAGTATAGTGTAGGCCGTTTCTGGTGTGAGATTTTGATCTCTATACATACAGATTGGTTACTTACCGATGTGGCACACCACATCGATTTGCTCCGTTTCCTGTACCTTCAGGTTTTCTTTGGAAGAGTGTGGTGCACATGTGGGCACATACTTCAGAAAAGTGGAAACCTTCCCAGCGGTTATTTTGGTACCACTTTAGACAATAGTTTGATGTCTACTATTGTCGTTCTGGTCTGTTGGAAACGACTGACCGGGGGTGATCTTAAACATTATTTGTGGCATAACAAGTTAGCTATAATTGGGGACAACATGATGCTCAGTATCTCTCAAAGATATATGAGCCAGTTTTCGTATCAACTGGCTGCCCCCATAGCTTATAAATGTGGTTTTAACCTCAAGCTTGATGCCTTTAAAG